CGCTTATCATATATCGTAGCTTCTAATTCGAATCTTTTTCTTGTATTACATTTCATAGTATCTATTATACACCAATAGTATTGATATGTACATAGGGTTAACTAAAAAAATCTTCGATTGAAACTTTCTCTTGAGTAGACCAACCAATAGCGTCTAGAATTGGCGTGATAGGATCAAGGAAAGTTTTTTCAAACTGCATTCCATAGTCTATATACTTATTGAGCTGAATTTCTGGAGGTAAGTACATTGGAAACGATATAACATTTTCTCTAATTGGATTAGGAGTTTTTAGATAGCAAAACTTTATCTTATCACTGTTTTTAATTAGAACATATTTTTTTTCTAGGTTCTTATCGGCAATACATTTGTTATAAAGCAAACTTCCACGTACGTGAATTGGTGTGCCTTTTGTGTATATTGTAGCTTTGTTCTTCCACTTATTGATATCACTTACGCCACGTGGAAACGAAATTTCTTCAGGTGGCAAACTATAAAAATATTTCTTAAAATCAGAAATTGCTTTTTGAGTATCAGATTGAGACCCAGTCATAATCACTTTGAATATATCTCTTAGTGCAGTTCGAACTTCTGATGGAGTTGAAGACTTAATAGCTTCAATGCCCATGATCTTTAATTTTGGTTCAGCGTATTGCACACCTTCATTATTGTGCACGTTCAAAATATATCTTTTCTTTGCTGTCCAGATACCACGATCAGCTATAGCTTCTCTAGCCATAACCATCCTGTTATCATATCCATTCATCATTTCAAATAATTTTGTATACGCGTTTTCAAATATTGGTTCAAAGTGGTCAGTGCAGATTTTATTAAGAAATGCGACTGGTTCAACAGGATCGAACTTAGATACAAGTTTTCCAAAATCAACGTAAAGAGAATCAGTATCGATAGCAATAACATAATCAACCTCCTGGGTTTTTAATATTTTATTCATTTCAGTGTTTACTGCTTTTTCTGCCCAGCGAATAGCTAACTGGCCAGATAAGGTAATACCTTCAGCAACACGAATATCAAAATATCTAAAATAGGCATTGCCAAGTGCACCATAAAGAGAATTCAAAAGAATCTTAATAGCCATCTGTCTATTTTCAAGTTGATTGATTAACCTATCAAGCTTTGGCGATGGATTCTTTTCGTATTCCTGTTTAGCTTCAAGCATTTGTTTTTTTACTTGTTTACGTTCATCATAATACTTTACAATAATCGCTGGCAATACACCTTGAAAGTCTTTTGTATAAGTAGAACCATTTGCTGCAACAGCGTATTCTGAATCAACTTTGTTAGTCTTTTCAAGATAGTAATCTACGCCAGACCTTTGCACTTCATTTTGTAAAGTTTCAGGTGACATGTTATATTGTACAATCAAATTTGGATAAAGAGAATTTAAGTCAAATGAAACTACCCAGTTGTGAAGACCAACTTGAGGAACTTTGACATAACCGCCTGGATATGCAGCCTTCTGCTTTTGTTCAGCTGGTGGAGGGACAACATTTTTCCTTTTCAGCTCTCTGAAAATAATTGAATCCCATATAGCAGTTGTGCCAAATGTGTCAGAATAATTTACGCCACCCTTATATGCTATAGTCATTGCCAGCGTAATGAGACCCATTTTTTCTTCGAAGCGATCGATGAGTTCAACGTCTTTTATATTATAGTCAATAAACTTTTGGTGATCTTCTTTATAAAGAGTATATAGCGAATCGTATTCAGAATAATCTACTTTGTTTTCGCCAAGTACAACGTGTGCAATATGATCTAGTTTATAAGATTCTTGTGCACCATACGTGTAACCGAATTTTTGAAATAGATCTAGATAATCCATTTGCTGAATACCAGATATGTCATAGGTATCCATTTGTTTACCTTTTACAGATACCTGCTTATACTGAACTAAGCCCCATGGAGAAAGTTGCTTAGCAGTATCTTCACCAAAGACTCTTCCAATGCGATTAATAATATATGGAATATCAAATAATCTAGAATTCCAACCTGTTACTACATCTGGAGTATTTTCTTCTCGCGACCACCAATTCAAAAATCCTGCAATTAATTCTCGTTCGGTTGCGCATTCAGTATATTTTATAGTTAGTTTATCAGCATGTACTGATTTGCTGGTATTAAAGCTATTAAGACCCCAAGCATAGTAAACATTATCAATGTTGTTTTTTACACAGATAGCGTTTATTGGTTTTGCTGCGTCTTCAGGATATGGAAAGCCATCATCTGATTCAACCTCAATGTCTATTGAACAGACATTAATAAAGTTGCGGACGAATTCAATTTCGTTGGGAAAGGTTTCAGTAATGAATTGATGAATATAGTTTTGAGTACCATATATCTTAAAGTCTTGAACGTCTTTATATCGTTCAATAAATTCTTTTGCATCGCTCATGGTATCAAATACCATTGGTGCAACATCAGCGCCGTTAATCGATTTCCAGATTAACTCTTTTTTTGAGGGAATATAAAGGGTAGGCCTGAATTTTACTTTTTTGTTAATTCGCCGACCAGATTCATTATAGCCTCGATATAGAAGAGAATTTCCATATCGAGCAACGCATGTATAAAAACTCAAGGTACATCTCCATTTCAATATATAAGACCATTATATCACATAATATTGCAAATGTACACTATACCATAACAATTTTATTCTCTCTAGTTATAATGGTTTGGTGAATAGACTTATACTGTTTTTCAAGTCCATCAACAGGAGTAGTTACAAATCCAACCATTGCTTCTTTTAAAAATGTTGCTTGGCTTTCAATATTAGTATATGGCATCATGCCCATAATACCAATACCCTTTTCAGTAGGAACTAATAGGCCTGGTTTTTCAATAGACCAACCTCCTTCAACTTCTTTAGCAAAACATATTACTTCTTCGCCTGAAACTAATCGTATAACTTTCACATCACTCATATATTTTCCTAATTAAGAAGGTTGGTCTATTTTATATTATTAACTTTCTAACAATAGCTGGTGAGTTTGCGCTCCACCACTAATCGTAATTTTGCGTGGCTTCTTTTCGTCTGGAACTTTTCTTTTTAGATCGACAATCAAAATTCCATTACTGTAATGTGCAGATTCAACTTCAATATATTCTGCTAAGGTAAAGCTTCTACTGAATTGCTTTGTAGATATACCTTTATGAATATACTTAAGTGGTTCTTTATTACTCTTATTAGTTGAAGCAATAGTCAAGATACCATTGGTTAGTTCAATGTCGATATCTTCTAATGAAAAGCCTGCAACTGCCAATTGAATAGAGAATTCATCTTCACTCTTTTGAATAAGATCGAAGGGTGGATAATTATCTTTATAATTTGCAGATCTTTCGAATTGACTTAGTAAGCGATCGAATCCAATAAATGATGGACCGATATTATGAAGGGTTTGTAGTGTCATAAAATGACCTCCTATTATTTAGCAAGGTTAGTATAGTAATGAGACCAGACTATTCCGCATCTCATTACTATATATACACGTTTACTTAGGATTTAGTTCTTTAAAGCCTAAAAGTTTTTTAGATGAAATGATTTCAAAAAAGGTTTTAGCTTCAGGACCATTGAGTTTTGAGTACTTAAATTGTACACCAGAAAACAATGGTCTATAATGCAAAGTTCTATCTTTAGGCACAAGCATCAATTGGCCGGTTGTAACCATATCACCTTTGTCTGGATCACCTGTTCGAACTGGATTTAAAAATGTATCTTTGTTTGGTGAAACAGATAAAGCATTCAACATATCTAAAGCATCAGTATTGTTTGATACAGCAGCTGTTGCATACTTTAATCGCATTTCAGATGATTTGCGTGATAGCTTAAAGTATTCGTCTTCTGGATTTTTATCATACCCTAGTTCAGGAATTAATATGCCATGATTAGTTCTAATAACTTGGTTTTTTACTTTTATTATTTTATGAATATACTCACGAGGAGCTTCTTTGGTGGCAGCAGCTTTCTTTATAGTAAAACCACCTTCAAGTAAATAGCATTCTTCTGCGTTAAATACAATTGTACAACCAGCCAGTTCTCTTTCTACTAAAAAGTTTATGGCATCCATTGGCTTCTTTAAGAGAAGAGCATCTCTAATAGTTTTTCCATCTGGTGACATAAATCCAGGATCATTTCTTTTGCGTGTTGTTGAGTCAACTTTATCAGATTCTTTTTCATCAGTCTTTACTGATAACGAAGCTGAAAGTATGCATACACCAAATTCATTAAGACCTTCGGTATATCTACTCTTTAAGTCGTCTATATACAACCTTTGAACACCAGTTCGATTTGATTGTACTATTTGAATAGTTGGAAGATAATTTCTATCTCTGTTTTTGGCGCCAACAAACCCAACACCTTCAAAATATTTGACAGCAACAACGCACATATGTGTTTACCCTTATGGATTGCCAATATTATATTTGGGACAAAGTTCCCAATTACCTTTTTCTTGATGAGAGATAACTTTTATTTGTCTTAGTGGCGCTAAAGATAATCCTTTATTGTTTGTAAGACTAACAAGACCCCAATCAGATAATAATGTAGCAATAGTGTTGCGCCTTTCAATATCGTTAACAGTTAAGTTAGAAGGCTTTGAATCAAGCAAAAAAAGCTCTTTAAAATGTGTTATAAAATATCTACCTTGCTTATGTAGTATATGGCAAGATTGATAAAGTTTGCGATCTTTTCGAGAGGCAACACCAATACGAGTTAATGTTTCACGTACCTTTAGAAAATCGTCTGGCTCGTTAAGCGTAATTTCCAACATCGATGCTGGAGTCCAATCATCGACCAATATAATATTATTATTGTTTTCCACCTTTATATAACCTCTGCTTCAATTCAGTTATTTGCATATCAGAAAATAGGGAAAGAACTTGGCGAGCTTTTTCATTACTATAACCATAATATTCTTTTACTACTTCTACCGAGTCCGGGTCAGATTTTTTCATCCATTTTGAAAATCTCTTTCTTGGTCTTATACTATTTATAAGAAAATGGTATTGAAGTTTGTTATCTAAGTGGTGGTACTTATTCATCTCATTGGCATATAGTACTGAATCATTAAAATACGATAAGCTACGATTCACCATATATGCGTTATAAGCTTTTTCTGAAGCATCATCAACCATAATATCTTTTTTGGTAGTATTAATCGTATTAAGATATTCAAATGGATTCATTATAGAAATTCCACATTTGCCATAAGTTCAACCATACACGCTACGACATTCAATTCATGATCAGCAACAAAAGCGTTTTTGTATTGATAGTCTGCAAGTATAACTACTGTCTGTGGAATTGATGTTGGCTTGATATATGCATTAAGATTATCATAAATCTTACGAAAGATTGCTGCTGGTTCAGTATCAATGTTATCAACAACCCATTTGCGCATGCCTTTAAAGTCTTTTTCTTTTAGATGTGTAATAAGAACTTTAATGTTGCTTTCTGAAAGATTAACTAATATACCATTGTCAATAGTACCAGATAATGAGTACCTTTGCAATTCATTAATTACCCGTCTAAAATCTGGAAAGTATTTTTCTACCAGTGTTGCAACTATTTTTTGGTCAAAGGTCACGCCTTCTAAGCGAAGGATTTCGGTGACACGCTTAAAAATGCCAGAGGCAATTGCTGGTTTTTCTGAGTTTGGAATTGCGAATTCATATACAGAACAGCGAGAGTGAAGAGGTTCAATAATGCGATTTTTGAAATTGCATGTAAGAATAAATCTGCAATTATTTGAGAACTCTTCGATGAACCCGCGGAGAGCAGGTTGCGTGGATTGTGGATTGAGATAATCAGCCTCATCAAGGATGACTACTTTGTACCCGCCTTGAAGAGAAACTGTCGAAGCAAAATGCTTGATTTTATTGCGCAGTGTATCAATGTTGCCTTCTTCAGATCCGTTAACAATGATGTAGTCAAGATCTAATTCTTTGCACAGTGCTTTTGCTACTGTAGTTTTACCAACACCAGCTGTTCCGGTGAAAAGCATGTTTGGTAATTCGCCAGTAGAAACAAGAGTTGAAAAAGTATTCTTTAACGATTGTGGTAATACACAATCAGAAACTTTAGTTGGACGGTATTTTTCTACCCATAAAAAATCGGTATTCATTCACAAACTCCATAATAAAAGTATATTATATCACAAAAATTCAAATAAGTAAACTGGTGGGCCCAGAAGGACTTGAACCTTCGACCTGCCGATTATGAGTCGGACGCTCTGACCAGTTGAGCTATAGGCCCATAAAAATGGTCTCGATGGAAGGGCTCGAACCTCCGACATTCTGGTCCCAAACCAGATGCGCTACCAACTGCGCTACATCGAGAATAAATTGGTTGCAGGGGAGGGAGTCGAACCCCCGTCATTTGGCTTATGAGACCAAGCTGGAACCACCTCCAGTCCACCCTGCCATTCTATATATAACTACTTAATGTTTTTCCAAAAATTCATATCAGCATTTGAAGCTTCAAATGAATCATTATCTACATTTGGATGAAAATCTAAACCTGTCATTTCTTCAATACGATCAATAGTTGTAATTGTCGAAGGCAGTAGCGAAGTAGCTAGTGGCTCATTAGGAAACAAAAACGCAATTGCATTGTTCGTTTCAGCATCAACAACAACTTTCCAAAGATACTGAGGAATTCCCAATCCATCATTAACAACAACGTATCCAGGTTCGTATACTGTACCCACTGTTACATACAGTACTCTTCCTTCATGTGCAATAGAGCGAATACGATCTTCAAGAATTCGCCAAATGCCGCGATTCTGGCTAGAATTTTGTGGTGCCATGTTACTCAAATAAAAACTTTGTGACATCTGCTCAGTACTATCAGTATTATCTGCAGCTGGACTCAGATGTCCACGATCGTATCCTGAACCAGCGTATTGTTGCAATGTAACATTAAATTTAGATTCTATAGATGGATCTGGTCTGAAATTATCTTTTCTAGCTACAGCACCAGATATGTCTTCAGGATCAATTCTGTATACAACGTATTCTGCAACCTTAGTATCATACCTAAAATGTACGCCATAGTTTAAGTTGCACACATATTGAGAATCGGTAATAGTACTAACTGGAGCACCATATGAAGATATATGATCAGGGCAATTATCATCAAGAGGGTTTGCTAAAGTAAATTGTGCAAACCCTACTGCAATTAGTAAAAGAGACAATTTCATATTATGGTACCTGAGTAGATTGAGATTGACCGGTAACAGATTCATATAGCTCTTCAATTTCTTCAACTTCAGTTTGAAATTGTGCATATGTTTGTTTATGGTACATCACTGCTAGTTTACTCAAGTATTTTTTATCGATGTCAACTTCATCAGAAAGATCGGCAATAATATTTTTCTGTAGATCTTTTTCTGCTTCAGTTCGTGTAGCAGAATTAGACCACTCTTTAATTGCGTTCAAGATTTTGGTGCGATCAGCTGGATTACTTACTACCATTTGCATTACCCTTTTCATTTTCAGTTGTTTCATTAGCGTTAACAGTTGATTCTGCTGCTTGCGCTTGTTTAATAAATCTAACGAACTTGTCATATACGCCTCCTACAAAAGATAATTCATTCGCCTTAAATGCTCCACGTTCAGTTGACGTGTTAATAATTTTCAACACATTCATTAAATCATCAACTGACAAGCCGTCTTCTTGAACTGCCATAAGTTATACCTCAAACGTTGATTTTTTCTCTAAAGCTACCCAATATTGCACAGGGTTATTTTTAGCTTTAAAGTTTGATAAAAGTTTAGATGAAATTGAAACGTCATAATCATCATTGATGAACTTGAAATTCGAAATATTGAATACAAAATTACAAGTAATTCCAGCCGCAGAACAATTAGTAATATCCACTTCATAAGTATTTGAAGTAGCATCTTCAGTATCTGTGACTACCAACTTTGCAACTTCATTTGGTGAAGTCTTAATAACAAGATCAGTCACGCCTAGTGCAGAAGCAGCTTTACGAATATTTGCCATATCAGCAGAAGTAAGTGTAAAGGTTACTTCACATGGAGGCATAGTAATATCTTTAGTAGGAGAAGTCAATATGCTCGTATCTGAAAAGAAATATTTAACAGACTTATTGCTTTCAGAAACTTTTACAAATTTCATATTTTGATCAAAATCAAGCAAAGGAGAATCAAACATATTGACAACTCCTAAGAATTCGTTAAGATCATAAATGCCAAACCTAGAAGGAATGTCTTCAGTAATAGTTGCTTGGCTCATAATGGTTTTAGATTCAGACATTGTTTTAATAACAGTGCCTGGATTCATTACGATGTTTGCGTTAATGCTTGCAAAGTTTTTCAATAGTGTTAGAGTTTGATCACTTAGTTTCATAATTTACTTGATCTCTGGAAAATGTTGGTACAGTAGTTGTTAGTGTATATGGATATGAAGCCGAAAAATCCATTGTCGAATTCATGTATCCATTATAACCTAAATTGTCTGTAAAGTACACTGTATCTGTATCTTCTTTTTCACCATACAGAGTATCATGAACATATAGAGTAATTAATGCGTAATGCAAAACCTTTGTAAGATCTTTACGCCATTCAACTGGACTTTCGCCTTTTTTACCATATCGTTTCAAATACTTTTTAGCATTGCCAACACAGAATCCAATACCATGGCCATCATCAATAATGTCTTCAGTGGCTTGGATTTTTCCAGTTGAATAATGCGAATCATATGTTGTATCAATATATGCTTGAAGTTCTTCTAGCAAAGCCTTTTCATTAAATTTATAACTAATAGCCATTTATATACTCTCCAAAATATCGTCAATCACTTGTGAATTATTATCAATTGTTGTTTCTACTGGCACTGCAATTTTACTATAGAGATCGAGGAATGCTTCTTTTGTATCTTGATCAAATCGCGATACACAAAGTTCAATAGCCTTTTTCTCATCTTTAAAGATAGAAAAGCTTTGCACAATGTGACAGAGCCGTCGAGTAGATACAAGTTCATTTACTCCACCATCTTCAAAAGTTTTGCGAATAGTTTCAGCCCATACTGTTAAACTATCAGCAAACGTTGGGTTAACACATCCAAACTTAAGCATGTGATTCATTACAATCTTTTTCTCAACTGTCATTCCTGGATATGGTTGCTCGAGAGTAATAGTGAAACGCTCTAGGAAAGCTTCATCAATAATAGTGGCTGCAATAAAGCGGCCATCGTCAGAGCCTTTTCCTTTTGTGTTTGCTGTTGCGATCACATTAAAGCCATATGATGGAGAAATGACTTCGCCTGTTTTCTTGATAAGCACCGGCTTACCCTCGAGTACTCCTTGGAGACACATGATTTTATTCGAACCACGATCTATTTCATCGATGAGAAGGACTGCGCCCTTTTCCATCGCTTTGATAACTGGGCCTTTACTAAAGACTGTTTCACCATTTATCAAACGAAAGCCACCGATTAGATCATCTTCATCTGTCTCAGGAGTAATTTGTACGCGAATGTACTCGCGATTTGTTTTTGCACAAGCTTGTTCAACCATCATAGTTTTACCATTACCAGAAAGACCAGTAATATATACAGGGTAAAAACTTTTTGATTGAACAATCATTGATAGATCTTTGCAATGTCCCCATGCAACAAACGACTCATCTTTTTGAGGAACAAAAATATCGTTATTGACAATGGAAACTACTTGAGGTACTGACATCGTATTAGTTTCTTTTTTGTTGAAAGGCAAAACCAAAGCTTCGAGTTTATATATACCACGACTCATCTTTGGCTGAGAAGTAATGTACTTATATGTGACATTATCTTGAAAGCCTAATGCACGCGAAACGTGCAAAATTTCCTTAGGAGAAAATTCGCAGCTAAAACGATCTGGGTATTGTACTGCAATTGCTTTAAGTAACTCTTGAGTCATGCTATTCATAATATAGGGTATCCAGTTCAATTCAATTTATAAGTACCATTATACTTTAGTTAATGGCATATGTACAATTTATTTTTATTAATAGAATCAATAAGTTATAACAATGTATCTCTAAGCCATTGATTTGTAAGGAAATAAGAATTGTATCAAATTGTAACAAGTGTAAAATAAATATCAATACAAATCAATAACTTAGAGGACCACATCCAGAGGCTCCTGAGAGCCACTGGAGACACTTCATTTCAGGGTGGTATGGACCTATTAGATAGACTTTAAAGTGTCTCTGAGATGGCTACGTTATGCCACAGCTTCGGCAAATTTACTAGCCAGAACACGGCTAATCTTTTTAGAAGAAGAATAGTCTGAAAACGCTTTACGTATTTGTGAGCGAGAAGCATGAGCGCCAAT